TGATGTGGATTCTATTAAAGATACTACACAAGATTCTCCTAATAAGAAAGCTACTCCCCCTCCTTCTCCTTCTCCTGATTCTCCCAATACTCCTCCTAAAGCTAATAAAGATGTAGGGGAAAGTAATAATGAGCAAGTACCACACCAGAGAGTCATTAGACCTGAAGAAAGAAATCCTTTAGATGATGCTCCCCCTGATGTAAGGGAAAACATTGAAGAACGAATGATGAAAGCTAAGATGACTAACCTTGAAGAAGCTGGTGAAGCTATGGCTAAGGCTGTCAAGGAAGGTAAGATTAGACTCAAAGAACAATCTGTAGATGAACGCATTATTACCAATATGGCTCAATCCATTAAGGAAAATGGTGCGGCTCCCTATAAAATCAATGAACCCCCTGAAGTAGCCCTTGATGTTGCTCCTGGAATTGGTGGTAGAGCTGTGAAAGTTACTGCACCTAATGAGCCTAAATTGGTACGCTACAGTGAAATCTATAATGCCGCTAATGAACTTACTACGGTTCGTGAAGGTGGCATGAATGGAATGCGTAAGAAGGATGTCTTAGGTTACTTTGAGAATATCAATAAGGGTATCCGTATTGCGGAACGCATGGACTTACCTACAACTTCCCATGAAATAGGGCACTGGCTTGACCAGATTCTGAACATTAAAGGAGCTGATAATGAGCTGGTAGCTAATGCTAAAAATGTTTGGGGTACTAATTCTTATGCACCTAATCAATTAAGGGCTGAAGGTATTGCAGAGTTTACCAGAGAGTATACTTTGAATCCTTCATTTGCTCGTAAGAATTTCCCTGAATATACTGTGCTGTTTGAAGCTGAAATGTCTAAACATCCTGAATTGCTGAAGAAGTGGAATAATTATAATGAATTAGTCCGTAGATGGTACTATCAGGGTGGTCAAGCAAGAGTTGGTGGAGCAATCGCTCTGGAAGATGTAAGACCTAAAGTATCCCTTAAAGAACGTTTAGCTCAAATGGGACACCATATGAATGAGCAACTCTTTGATGGTCAAGCTGTATTACAACACATTACAGATATTGTAGAACAGAAGATTGGTCAGACCCTTCCTGATGATAAGAATCCTATCAGAAAAGCAAGAGCTTTAAAAAGCTTCTCTCAGGGGCTCTCTCTGGCTCTTACCCAACATAGTGGTTCTGATAAGCCTTTTATGAGAGCTTTAAGTGACCTGACTGGTTATCATTGGAAGAATGCTACTCTGTTAGCAGATGTATGGAGTTCCCTTGATGCTGAAGGGCTGAATGCTAAGTATGGTGACTGGTATAAGAAGATTGGTGCCAATGATACTTATGAAGCCTTTGCTACGTGGTTAGTAAGTATGAGTGCCAGAAGAAGGGCACAGGTTGTGACTAATAGGATTACTCCTCAACTGGAAGCAACTTTTTTGAAGATGTGGAATACTTATAAGTCTTATCCTGAGGGTAGCCCTCAAAAAGATTTATGGATGAGATTGAATGGTAAAAAATTCCTTGCACTGATGAATCGTTTAAAAGGGATTAAAAAGACTGGTATTGACCCTGACTATAAGTTACCTTTTAAACTTGAAGATGCTGATATGCTGGCCGCTAATGGCCCTAAAGAGTTTAGAGTAGCCGCTGTAAAGATGAGAAGGTTTAATGAGGACTTATTAGGCTTTATGGTCTCTAAAAACCTTATCAGTAAATCTGCTAGAGACTATCTGTTAAAAACTTATGGAGTGTATGTTCCATGGCAACGAGTATTTGAATCTGATATGGAGTCCGCTTCTATTGATACTGTAATTAACAAATGGTTCGATGAAGATTTGGCTAATGCTACCCACACTAAAGGTACTCTGGCAGACCTGACTCCTGCTATCAAGGCTCTTACTAAAACTGGGTCTGATAGGATGATCAAAGACCCTCTTGTTGGTAGTTGTAATAATGTGTTTACCATTGTATCTAAGGTACTGCGTAATGATATTGCTAAGAGTGTAACAGACTTACTTAGTGACCCTCAATTACGTAAGATGGGACTTAATGACTTAGATGACCTCCTTATGAAAGTACCTGATAAAGATGCAAAACCTTCTGATAAGAATAGAATGTTCTATGTATATGAGAAGGGTAAGAAGGTACTCTATCAAGCTACTGACCCTCTACTCTATGAGGCTCTTGCTGGTACTGATGTGACGAGCACTAAGAATGCCTTACAGCTTACCTTAGCTACTATGACTGATATTAAGAGATTCACTACTACGAGTTCTGCTGGTTTTGCTGTAACTAACCTTTTAAGAGATACCTTTACTGCTATGGTTAGAAGTCGCTCTAATGAATGGTTGCCTGTAGTGCCTATTTGGGATTCTGTACAGGGTATATTTTTACAGCACCCTAAAGGTGAGAAAGGTAAATACCTTAATGCCTTAATGGAGATTGCAGGTGTCAAGAATGCTAACCTCCGCAGAGAAGGTACTCATATTCAGGCCAATGTAAGAGAGATGATGGGAGGTAAAACTCCTGTAAGTCCCTCTGGTGAGAACTTCATTAAGGCCGCTATGACCTATGGTAATAAGCTCTATAATGGCTACACTGGTGTCCTTGATGAAATTGAAATGGCTCCTAGAATCAGAGAAGCTGAAAGACTCCTGAGAGAAAAGAACTCCTTATGGAAATCTATTGAGGGTGCCAGAGAGATCACTATGGACTTCTCTAAAGGTGGTAAGGCTACTAAGAAGCTGAATACCTATGTACCCTTCTTGAATGCCAATATGCAAGGCTTAAAGAACTTCTTTGGTACTTACTCGGGTAAGGAAATCAATAGAAATAAGGCACTCTTTAGAACCAGCTTGTTGGTTGGTGCTGGCGTTGCTTTATGGGCATTGAATCATAATGATGAATGGTATCGTAACCTTGACCCTGATATTAAGAATAGATTCTTCTGTATCAATGTTGATGGGAATACCATTATGACTATTCCTAAACCTGAAGGATTTGGTGCTCTTATTAGTGCCGCAGAAAGGACTCTTGATTATTGTTTTGATAATGATAAGGAGGCCCCTGGCTATTTAGGTGACTATATTAGAGGTGCTTTCTCTCCTTCTGCTACTACCTTTGCACTGGCTCCTATTGCAGAGTATGTATTCAATTATGACTTCTTTAGGAATCGTGACTTGATTCCCCAGAACCTTAAGAAGGTACGTAATGACTTGCAATATAATTCCTCTACGTCTGAATTAGGGAAGAAAGCAGGAAGCCTCTTTGGAATTTCCCCTATGGCTTTTGATCATATGATTAGAGGCTATCTGGGTAATATCGGCTCTGAAGTAATCCTTAATGGTAGCAATATTCTTATGGATGACAAGAGTAAACCTGCTAAGGATGCTACTCAAATGCCTGTAGTAAGTCGTCTGTTCCGTAATGTGAATATCCGTACAGCTCCTACACAGGTATTTCAGGATAAACTGAAAGAAGCCCAAAAGGACGTTGCAAGCAAGACTATGGAAGCTAATGGTACCACTAAGGGTTCTAAGAAGTTCAAAGATAATACCCTTAAGATTTATGAAAAGGCTGATAAGAATATCAAGAGAGCCTATCAGATTATTAACGAAATTAACAATCCTAAATCTAAACTTAATAAGAATACCTCTCCGGAGGCTAAGGCCAATATGATTAATGAACAGCAAAGAAAGATTGTTCAGGAATCCATTAATGCCCTTAGAAAGACTGGTAATACTTATTATAGATGATAATGACTATAACAAGGAGTGTGATTAACTAGATGGCATATAGTGCGACTACTTATAAGGGAGATGGCTCCCAAAGTACCTTTATTATTCCTTTTGATTATCTGCAAAAAGACTTTGTAAAGGTTACTATCAATGAAGTAGATAAGATATATGCACAGGACTATAATGTGGACGGTAGGGAGTTAAGTTTCCCTACTGCTCCCCCTTCTGGTTCTATTATTAAAGTCTATAGAGAAACCCCTACAGACCGAATGGTAAAGTGGAATGAAGGTTCTGTATTGACTTCTTCCAATATGACTACCCAGCAGATTCAAGAGTTACACCTAATTGAAGAAACTACTTATAACCTTAATAATTCTGCTATGGTAAAGACTGAAGATAACGGTCATAAATGGGAAGGTCAGTATCTTCCGATTACTCATGTAGGAAACCCTACTGATGATTCTGATGCAGTTAATCTGGGTACTATCAAAAAGGAAGAAACAGGTTTCCTTGCAAGTGTAAGAAGTCAATTGGATAAGTGGTTAGCAGACTTAGGGACTACTTATAATAGTTATAGTAAGTCTTTAAAGGAGTCTTTTGATTCTTATGCAAGTTCTTTTGATAATTATACGAGTAACTTATCGACTACCTTTAATGGCTACAAAGATACTCTGTTAAGTAAGTATAATGAATATCTTGTCTCTCTTACTGCTACTAAGGATGCTGTAAAAGATTCTGAATCTAATGCCTTGGCTTATAAGGATGAGGCTAAGAGTGCTTCTGCTTCTGCTAAAGAGAGTGCTAGTCAATGTGCTGACTCTGTGGATACCTGTACAGCTAGAGTTACTGAAGCTAATCAGGCTAAGGAAAGTGCAAGTGCTTCTGCTAATACAGCTACTACTAAGGCAACTGAAAGTGGAAATAGTGCCTCTTTGTCTAAGAAGTGGGCTGTTTCTACTGAATCCCCTGATGGGGCTGTTGGCTCTAAGAGTTCCAAAACGTGGGCTGAGGAAGCTAAAGCATCTGAAGAAAATGCAAAGACTTCTGAAGAAAATGCTAAGGCCAGCGAAACAGCTTCTGCAAATTCTGCCTCTGCATCTGCCAAAAGTGCTACTGCGGCAAAAGGCTCTGAGGACAATGCAAAAACTTCTGAAGAAAATGCAAAAACTTCTGAAGAAAATGCAAAGACTTCTGAAGAAAATGCTAAGGCTTCCGAAGTGGCCGCCGCTGAGAGTGCTGAACAGTCCGCCGCTGGGCAGATTAATGCTGACTGGAATGTAACTAATGCTGATAGTAAGGCGTTTATTAAGAATAAGCCAAATGTGATTTTGAAATCTGACCTTGCCTACTCCGTGACCACCAACACCTTGACCGCCACTGATGCTTCCTTTACTAACGCCATATTTACTGGTGAAACCTATGTCCCTACAGCCAACGAAGGGAACTCTAGTAACACAATTGCTTCCACTGAGTTCGTCGCTAAGTCCCTTGCTAAAATGGTTGACTCTGCTCCTGAATCTCTGAATACTCTTAATGAACTCGCTAATGCATTGGGGAATGACCCTAACTTTGCCACTACGGTTCTCAATGAGTTGGGTAAGAAGATGGACTCTGCTGAGGCCGAAAGTACCTTCGCTAAAAAAGAGGATGCTGGTGTGCTGTCTGGAACTGTAATGGCCTTCTCTGGTACTTTTGAGAATGGGTACCCACTTAATAAAAGAACAGGACTGGCGGATAAGAAGTGGCACCTGTGTGATGGGACGAATGGAACACCTGACCTGCGTCAACGATTTATCTTAGGTGGGGATGGTACTGACAGCGGAACTACGGGTGGTGAAGCGAGTGTTACACTGACAGTGCAAACTATGCCTAAACATGAACATACAGGAACGACAAGCACAAATGGTGAGCATTCCCATACTGTTAAAACCTTTAAGGACTTTAGGAAAATAAACGGTAACAATTATGATGGCTATTGTGCTGACAGTACCGATAGAACTACTAGTACGAACGGAAAGCATCAGCATAGCCTTAATATAGACAGTACTGGTGGAGGTCAGCCCCATAATAATATGCCTCCGTACTACGTGCTGGCGTACATTATGAAGCTGTAATAGGGGTACAATAATGACTAACCCTAATGATGTTACTCAACAGGCTCATGAAGCTGTCGTTGATGAAGTCTTTAAAGTGGCCCCTCCGGTTGGTGTAAGTACCCTCTCTATTCTGGGGGTACCCCTTCCGGATATTATTTATTTAGTCACATTAGTTTATCTATTGGTTCAGATTTTCTGTACGCTGTATAAGACTTACTATGTGACTATCCATAAAGATGAAGTTAAGGAAAGAGAAAGAAAGGATGACAATAATGCAATTGACTGAACATTTTAACAGTGATGAATTTGCTTGTCATTGTGGCTGTGGCTATGATGACATTGATATGAATCTGGTAGCAAAGCTGGAAGAACTGCGTGATAATGTAGGTGAACCCTTGATTATTAATTCTGGCTGTCGCTGTCCTGAACATAATGCAGAGGTAGGTGGTGTTTCTAACTCCCAGCACGTATATGGAACGGCCGCTGATGTAGCACTTCCTGATGGGTATACTGTGGATGAATTTGCTGACCTTGCAGAAGAAATTGGCTTTGATGGTATTGGTAAGTATGATTGGGGTATCCATGTAGATGTTCGTGGCTATGCTGCTAGATGGGACTTTAGGGAATAATGACTAAGATTGATAAAGAGCTTATTGATACTATGGCTCAATTGGAAGTCAATGCTCTGCTGGAAGGACTGAAAGACCCTGAACTTCGTAGGAATCCTGCATTTCTCGAAAAGGTCAGAAAGTTCCTTCAACAGAACCAATTGACTACCCAGCCTGATACCATTGGTGTCGATAAGATTAAGAAGCTGACTACTGAAATTCCAGTCTTTAAGGATGGGATTAATTAACAGTGTATTGGGATGAAGAACAACAGGAAAGGGCACATGAAGATTTCCGTATTTTCCTCTTTATGGTATGGAGGGAGATTGGGCTTCCTGTGCCTACTCCTATTCAGTATGACATTGCACACACTCTACAGCACTCCCCTAGTGATCGCTTTATCCTAGAGGGCTTCAGAGGTGTAGCAAAGTCTTTTATTACCTGTGCATTTTCTGCATGGTCTTTATGGCGTGACCCTAATATAAAGGTGCTTATTGTATCTGCTTCTAAAGACAGAGCTGATGCTAATGCTATCTTTATTAAGAGAATCTTTCAGACCATTCCTTTTTTACAGTACCTGTTGCCAACTAGAGAGCAAAGAGATACACAGAATATTTTTGACCTCTCTCCTGCGGCTCCTGATATTTCTCCTAGTGTTAAATCTGTAGGTATCACTGGACAGATCACTGGTAGTCGTGCTGACCTTCTGATTGCTGATGACGTTGAAGTTCCTAACAACTCTGGTACACAGGCTCAGAGGGATAAGTTAGGAGAAGCTGTAAAGGAATTTGATGCTATTATTAAGCCAGGTGGTCATATTCTATTCTTAGGGACTCCTCAGAATGAAATGTCTGTTTATAATGCTCTTCAGGAAAGAGGTTATAAATGTATTATCTACCCTGTAATATATCCTGAAAATGACTCTAAAAGAGCCTATTATGGTGAACGTTTAGCCCCTGTACTGGCGGAAAAGTTCGATAAGAACCCTACAGCTTATGCTGGTTACCCTACTGACCCCGCTCGTTTTGATGAAGAAGAAATCGAAAAGAGAAAGTTATCTTATGGGAAAGCTGGTTTTGCCCTTCAGTTTGAACTTAATACTAACCTTAGTGATTCTGAAAAATATCCTTTAAAGGTTGCTGACTTGATCGTAGACAGCCTTGACCTTGAAGAAGCCAGCCTAGTATGGGCATGGTCTAAGACCAATAGGATTCCAGATATTCCCTGTATTGCTCTTAAAGGTGATTATTATTATTCTCCTCTCAATAGGTCTAAGGAAACTCAAAAGTATTCTGGATGTATTATGGCAGTAGATCCGAGTGGACGTGGTAGATTGTCCTTGCTTCGTCATTAAAACAAGTCTTTAATTGCTGGAAACTCTTAGAAATAAGACAATCAGCAGCCAAGCTCCTATAATTGGAGAAGGTTCAACGACTATCAGTACACCGCAATAGTTCGGTGGAAACAAGACTCTAAAGAAGATATAGTCTGACCTCTATGGTGACATAGAGAGGTGTCCTAACGAAACACCGCAACACTTAAAAAGAAAGAAAGAAGTATTATGTACAGAACAAAAACGAGATTATATAAGGTTTATCATATTCACGAAAAAGGTAATACAGACCTGAATGAAGGTTATGTTGGTGTCACTAGACATAGCATTGAATATCGTTTAGGTCAGCACTTTTGTAGCAAAAGACCTGTAGGTGCTATTCTTCGCACTTTAGGTAGAGAAAATGTTGAGATAGATCAACTGGCAATGCTGCCTAAAGAAGAAGCATTAACAATGGAGTATAATTTAAGACCAAAGCTGAACATGGGTTGGAATACCAGAGCAGGAGGAGATAGAGCAACTGTCTTATGCCCTATTTGTGGTAAGCCTCTGCCTAAAAGAAAAAGTGGTACTATATGTATGAATTGTAGGTCTACAAAGTTCACTAAAGGACATAAGCCAGCTAACTATGGTAAAGGGGAACACTATAAACTGACTGCTCCAGATGGTACTGTATACACTCCAGAAGCCTTTACTGTATTCTGTCGTGAACATGATTTAAAGCCTCAGAACCTTCGTAAAGTAGCCAAAGGGCTTAGAAAGCACTCTAATGGCTGGATAGCTGAACGCATAGACAAGTGAAGGACGAAACTGCCTATGTAGTTATGAAGTTCTTAAATGGCTGGTTATTCCTTATGGATTCTGGTGGTTTTCAAGAGGGCTATGATGAATTAGTACTGAAGAAACTTGCTATGAAGGCTAAATTCTTTGGGTGTCATAAAATCCTTGTAGAGCCTAACTTCGGTAATGGTATGTTTGCTCAATTGCTGATTCCTGTGGTAAATCAGATTTATCCTGATTGTGCTGTTGAGGATGCTAAGACTGCCAGAGGTCAGAAGGAAGCAAGAATCATTGATACCTTAGAGCCTGTCTTAATGCGTCATAAAATGATTGTTGATAGAAGGGTCATTGAGGATGACTATAAGGTCTATGAAAGAGAACCTCAATACTCTTTATTCTATCAATTAACGAGACTCTCTAGGGATAGAGGTAGTCTTGCTCATGATGATAGATTGGATGCCCTTGAAATGGCTGTATCTTATTGGCTGGATTGTATGTCCATTGAGGCTACTGAAGGTCTTAATGAGTTAGCCGCAGAGCAATTAGAAAAGTGGATGGACCCCGATTATGGTCTATTATATGAGGAAGAAAAGCCTCCTAAGCTGGATTCCGTGAAAAAGGCAAATAGCTATCTAAAGCTAAGTAATGCTCTTGATTCCTATCTTTTTCATGAAGAAATAAAACATTAAGATTTTAGAGGGAGATTGTAGATATTAATTATGACCTCCCTCTTTATCTTTTTGTATGAAACACCCGGATACGTGTAAGCTATGTAAATTTATTTTTATTTGAGAAATCTCGTTTCTGAGGGGTTTTATTTAGATACCCTATATGGTTATATAGACCACTAAAATAACTCAATTCCTACGGGGTGTCCTACACAATATCTAGTGATAAATATAAATAACTACACAATATCTAGTGGTGTATTTTTAAGGCTTTACCCCCTATTTTGATTGTGTGAATGACTATGATTATCATGATTATAAAGGTGTAACATTCTATACACTTTTTAACAATTAAGTTTTCCCACTTTTTAAAGGGAGTTTAATAACCATGATGATTAAAGAGTGCTGAAACCCGCATGGATACTGGGGTTAAACCACTTATGTTCTTATAGAGTAGACACTATGCCTGTTCCAATTAAAAGCCCGGAAACCCGCATGGATACTGGGTGAATTTAATTGGCACACTATAAGGGGGAAAAAGGAAAAAGTCTAAGACTATTAAAGGTATATCACTGAGAGAGTACACCCTTAATGCCCACTAGGGTTGCATGACCTGCTCCTAGAAGTACCTCTTTTAGAATACCTATAAGAAGCTCTATATTTAAGTATCCCCTCCTGTACTTAGTTATAAGTTCTCTTATAGGTATTCTAAAGGGGTGTAGTTATTATTATTAATTATTAAATAAATAGAAAGGTAAACAGAGAAGTAAACATGGTTACTATGAGAAATAAACTTAAGAGACTTAAGAGCCTTATTGAAATGTATATCTCTAAAGAAACCATAGTAGCTATGTTCATGACTATTGTATTTATTATTCTGATTGTAGCTATTGTGGAAGAAGATATGAAGATGGCTATAGAGGTACTGAAAGTCTTTAGTGCTGTCTTAGGAATTATTTTTAATAATGTTATATAAATGAGTGAGTGATAATGATGATGAATAATAAATATATTGATAAAGCTAAGGAAATATTTAATAAGTATATATGGCCTAATAAAGGTCTATTTCTGACTCTCTTGATTATTATCATTACAGGGGTCTTTAAACATTGGTATTCTCGTGGTAGTGTACATAGTATTCCTCATAAGGACACTATTAATACGACTGCTAATGAGAATACTGATAAGGTTACTTCTACTGGTACTATTACGGTAACTCCTAATAAAGAACCTACTGATGTCCTTGTAGTTCATGAGTCTTTAGTAGCCTCTAATGGCAATCGAAAGGTAGAGGTACCTATTAAGAATATTAAAGCTCCTATTTATAATCCTGATTCTGATAATTCTAATCCTGCTCTTAATAACAATAAGACTGTTACCTATGAGAATAAGATTGATGTATCTGCTCTGGTAAGACCTCTGGTGCCTAAATGGGAAATTGGTACTGGTGTAGGTACTCATAGAGGTAATGTTTATGTTCCTGTGAGTGTTCAGAGGGATTATAAAGTGGATAAGGCTGTACGTGTAGAAGTCCACTTAGACCCTAAAGATAGGATGGCTCCTAAAGGTGTAGAGGTGCAGCATATATGGAAGTTTTAAAGGGGCCGCAGAGACCTGCTAATCAATTCTACACTCCTGAAGAAGTAAAAGATATATTAAGACTGAAAGATGTTGATACTGTCTATTTATTATGCCGCTCTGGTGAACTTAAGGGTGCTATAAAGATAGGCCGTTATTGGAGGATAGAGGTCAATACTTTTAATGATTGGATAGCTTCAAAACTAATTTAGGGAAGTACCAATGGATACTTTTATGGATACCACGAGCAGGTATCTGCGACCCTTTGGACTTCCCTAACTGCTATTCAATTGGAGCTACTGATAGGATTCGAACCTACGACCCTCTCATTACGAATTATGTCCATATAGAGGTATCACTCTTTAAGCCTAGTATTTATGGGGCTTTTCATCATTATTATATTCCTTATTATCCCTGTTAATCCTAGGTGAATGGATACCTCAATGGATACTTTCTGTTAAAGAGAAGGAATAGTAGAGAATATATTAGCTGCCTTTTGAGCCGCTTCCTTCCAGTAATGACTATAGGTATTAAGAGTCACTGATATGTCAGCATGACCAGCCATTATAGATACTGTCTTTACGTCTACCCCATTGGCTATTTTAAGGGTTATATTGGTATGTCTAAGATCATGAAAAGTATGATGCTCTTTTAATCCTGCTTTAGTGCATACATTCTGCCAGTCCCTTAAGAGATTCCTGGGGGATATTGGTGTATTATTCTTTGTTGTAAATACATAATAATCATTATCTATATTGTGTTCTTTATAGTAATTCTTTAGGTCTACCAATAGAACCTTAAAGAGGCTATGAGGAACTACTAATCTCCTTTGTGACTCTACTGTCTTAGGAGTTTCTTCAATGAGTCCTTTACCTGATATATAGATAAGAGTGTTCTTTATCTCTATTATATCTTCATCAGGCTTTAGACAATTCCATTTAAGTCCTACTACTTCACCTATACGACACCCGGTTGTAAGAGTGAAGATATAAATAAAAGTAAGAATACTCAGATGTTCCTTTAGGTAATTATTAAGAGCCTTTAACTCATCAGTGCTAAATGGATGTACTTTGTTACCTCTGGATTTCTTAGCATTATACTTAAAGGTAATCTCTGGGTAGCTTATAGAGGTCTTATTGAAGATACCCCTAAGAACTATATTTAACTTAGCTATGTAGGCTCCTGATAGATGCTCATTAGTGATTAATTCTTTATAATAATTATCAATTACTCCTTCCTTCGCTAATTGGTTAAGAGTAGTATATTTGAACTTATTTAGGAGTCTATTAAGGATTCCTTCATAGTCCATTAAGGTCTTTTCTTTTAGGTTCCCTATTGCTACCTTAGAGAGAAGATCATTATGATAATTATCCATAGCTTCCTTAAATGGAACTACACCAGCCTTTTGATTCTTGATATGGAGTTCCTTTTGAAGGTTCATATCTATTAGAGTTCTTTTGGCTTCACTTTTGGTCTTACAGGTCTTAGTCTTTTTGGTTCTCCTTCCGTTTACTGGAGGATACTCTAAGATGACCTTATAGGTTCCATTAGGTAATTGCCTTATGTATCCTGTATTGACTTTTCCCACTCTGTTGCACTCTCCTTTCGTCTGTGTGGTAATCCATTGGATAGCCATATTGTACCATATTAGGAGGTCATTTGGGAATACTTTTGGGAGTCCTAAAAGTGATTTTTGGTGGAAAATTCTGTGAGCACTAATGAGTCATATTCAATTT